TTTTTTCTTTTTGGATCATTGACCAGTTTATTTTCTTAATCATTTTCTTTTAAAAAATTAAAGTTTATAATCGGTTTATCGTCAATGGCTTTTTCAAATCTTTCAATATCAAATCTTTCATTATCATCAGAAAATATTTTTTCTAGTCCAGTTATTATATGCCTTACTGCCTGTTTATCGGTTGTTTTATTCCACGCCTCCTTAATAATAGAAGCGATTTTAACATAATCTTTTTTAGTCATATTTATTTTTAAAAGTTCCAGCAAACTTTTTTAATGGTATAAAATAGTTATACCCTCCATAGTTAATAATACCAAAATCACCCCCCCCTGTCAAGTAGTCAAACAAAATTGACTTGTGGAAAACTATTGATCAAGTTAAAACAAGCTCAAGCCCAAGCTCAAGCCCAAGCCACCCCCTAGCAATTCAACTAGTTATAAAAAGGGATAAAAAAAAATAAATATAGATTAAAGGATACTCCCTGTATCTCCCAACCTACATAAAAATCCCAAAACTCGCTTTAAACTTAACTCTTGACATCTACCTATATACTGTTATAATATAAACACACTATATATATGAACCTAGGTTCACAACCCCTTGTTATCTCTATGTCTTTTCTATATATAGTATAGGGCAAAATTTTTATAATTTTTTTTCTGAAACTCGCAGATTTACAAACACTTGACCTTATGTTTCAGTAATGTTATATTCCAATAATAGTTCATTTAATGGGGGAAAATTATTATAGACACATGATAATTCTCCCTTGGGAGAAAGGGAGCTGGCTTGCAATAAGTCACACACATATAAAATATAAAGCGGCTAAAGCAGTCAGCTTCCCTATTTTACACTTGACACTAAGTTTTTAATAAGTAATAATTAAATAATATGCCATCTATATCACATTTTTATATACATAGGGAATACGAGCTTTGGAATGCTGTCTTACCTAATGATTTTACTAATGGGACTGCTATTTTGTCTACTAGTGATGATGATGAAGACAATGAAGCTATTGATGCAGAAGATTGTAACTATTTGGTGTTGTATATTTATCTCAGTTTGGGATCATCAAGTAGTATGGACTTGAAGATATATTTCACTGATAATGCAACAACAACACTTGTAGCAGCAGCACTTTGGTATCAGGAAGTTGGTTCTTCTGTTACTGCTGGAGTTAGCACAGATTCGATGTTAAGCCATAGATATTCTGCCTCAGGCACATATAGATTGATAGTACCGATAATGGACAAGTATATCAAAATTATGCTTATCGGTAATGGTGATCCCGCAAATAGCATTGCGACCATTAAAGGGCTTGTTGGAACTGCTTAATATTTAAGTTAGTTCCTTTTTTATTTCAACAATTGACAATCCATGAGCACGAAGTCAAGTTCTTTAACATTTAGTACAAAATATTAACTACAACTCTCGGTTGGTAATACACCCGTTAGTTGAAAAAAATATGGATAAAGAACAAGTGATGAACACACTTAATTGTTCAGTAGATGATAATTTAAATATTTCTGATTCAAATATGGATAGTGCTGGAACAATTAATTTTCTACAAACTCTTCCTGACACGGGCGATATAGCGGATTTAGGAAATCATGCTACTTATACTGACAATTGTACTTGTTGGCATTATTATCAAGATTATTATTATCCAATAGTAATTAGAGAAAGTTATCCTGTATATTTACAGGAACGAGCTAAAGATAAAGCCAAACAAGCATTTGAGATAATCAAGATTCTCAAAGACAAGAAGTTAGTTCAATTAAAAACAGTTGGAAACTTTATTGATTTAATGGACGAACTAATTAAGATATTATAAACAAATTTTTGTGCTAAAACTTGACGAAGTGTCCATGGATTAGATATTGGTTTTAAGCAGGAACATAACATGATGGAGGTTCACCTATTTAGTGTAGTGTATAAACACTAGCTCAAAGCAGAGACTGAACCAGAATATGTTATGTCCACCGTAGACTCGGTAATAGTTTATGTCCGCAAGGCTTAAACATGTTATGTCTCTGCTTAAAGCCGATATAGCATTTTATGCTCTGGAGGTTGAACCTGGGTGCATTTTAAAACTGTGCCATTCTTTAGTTTTTTAAAAAGAAAACCAAAAAAGGAAGAAGTAGAGAAAAAAGTTGATACTAAAAAGGTATTGAGCATTGCTGAGTTTACAAAAGAGTTAGGAATCGGTAGGGAGGGAGTTATCGGTACTTATGAAACAGAAGAAAATCCTGATGAATTAAAACCAGAAGATTATATTGAAATGCAAAGAAATGATGGTGAAGTTCAAGCAATAGTTAGACTTTTAACTCTGCCAATAGTTTCGACTCCACTTTATGTAGAGCCTGCAGAAGGTGATAAAGGTGAAAGAGATTTTATCGAAACTGCATTTTTTTCTCCTCCAAATTTGGGCGGTATGACTACACCGCTTCCTTTTATTGTTGCCGATATGACTAGAGGTATTTTTGAAGGTTTTCGAGTCTATGAAAAGGTTGCTCAGATTATTGAAAAAGGAAAGTATAAGGGAAAGGTTAGTTGGAGAAAGTTGGCTCCAAGAGATGCTCAAACTGTTCAGTTAAAAGCTGATGAACATGGTGGTTTCAAGGGAGTTTATCAGAGTGCAACCTTGGGATCAGAAACAAAAGATGTTGCCATTCCTCCAGAGAAATGTATGTTGTTTACATTTCAAAAGGAAAAACATTGGCTTTATGGAGAATCTATTTTAAAAACTGCTTATTATCATTATGACAAAAAACACAAACTATATTATATTTCTCACAAAAAAGCTGAAATAGATACTACAGGTTTAAAGATTTTAAAAATTAATCAAACTACCACTGCAGAAGAAAGAGAAACTGCAGAAGGAGTAATAGATACTATTGGTGTTAATACTAGAGTAACACTACCACCTGGTCTTGAATTAGAGATTGAAAGAGGTGGAGAGGGAGGATTTGATCCAATGCCACTTATAAATCATCATAATAATCAAATGTCAAAATCTGCATTAGTTCAAGTTTTAGATCAGGTTAAATATGCTTATCCTTATGGAAAAGGAACTCCTGCTTCTCAATATGTGGATTTAGCTATCGCATCTATAATGAAACAAATGGAAGCCACTCTTAATACTTATGCAGTAGCTCCTCTCATAGATTGGAATTATGGAACTGGTGTTTATCCTAAGATAAAATTTGAAAAACTTGCAGATGCATCTGTCGCATTCCTAAGAGATGTATTTAGTCAAATTATGAAAACTGGATATGATCTTCCTGATGGATTTATTCAAGAAGTTATTACAGAAGCATCGAAAACTTTAAAATTGAAATGGGTAAACGATGGAACTGGAAAGAAAAATGATGAAAAAGAAGATGAAAAAGAAGATGAAAATAAAAAAGCACTTCTTGCTTTTGAGCAAGGTAAGAAATCAAAAGCCGACCAAATGGAGATTGATGCTCCTAAAACTCCAAAAAAACTTAGGGAGCAATTATTAAATTTAAAAATTCAACCTAATTTTGAAGATAAATGTTTCGCATTAGGTGAAAAATTCACAGATGTCATCTGCAAACGAGAACAGAAAAAAATGTCCTAAGTGTGGGACAAAAAATAAAGAAGAATACTCACATTGTAAAAAATGTAGTTGGCCTCTTGAAATTAAAGTAAAGAAAGATGATTAATCAAACAAAAAAAATGGTAGTTCCATCAGATATTCCTGATCTTTTAGAGCCAGGGAAGAGAATTTTTTTACCTGGAAAGATACTTTTGAAGCCTTATGGGACTATGATTTGGGAAAAAGAAAAAAAAGCCATAGTAACTTGTGAGAAATTTGCAAAATATATTGATATTCCTATATATCTTATTGAGGACGAGGTTGCTTTGGCCATAATTAGAATAAAACCAGCTAAGGAAATTAACACAAAAGAGTTCAAAAATTTGGCAAAATTCCATAAAATATCAGAAAAAGAGCGTAAATTGTGGTGGCCATATGAAGAAACCTTCTATTATTACTCTGTTGAGATAATTTCTAAATTTGATCCTCCTAAAAAGATTATTAAGCCAGATGGTGTTTATTCTTGGTTGGATAGTGTAGTTTTTAAGAATGTTGATATCGGAGATCCATCTGAGTTCAAAAATGCAGATTTAATGAGAGGACATGACTTAATTCATGGACTTTGGAATACCTTGAGTGCTCCTTCTGATGAATGTATCAAATATCATATTCTTTTTAGAAGAGAGATATTGGGAAGAAAGTTAAAACATAAAATTGTAGATAGTTTGGATCATAGAGCTAAAGAAATTGAAGAGAAATTGGCTAAAAAGGGATATGTGGTTTCTTTTGACAGACAAAAAGGCTTAACTAAGGTTGAGAAATCTGATGAATTATCAAAACCATATCCAAGTGAGCATTCTTGTAGATTATCTTCACCTAGTGGATATGATAGATTTGCTAGAAAAAATTGTGCGGTTAAGAGTAGTGGAAAATGTATAGCACATATTTATGGTATTAAGGATGGAAAATCTGAATTACAATCAATGAGGTATAAGAAAGATGCTTGGAATGCTTCTTCAGCAAGAAGCCATTGTCAGGCCAAGGGTGGATCATTCCATGTAGCTTCAAAATCATTCGAAGAGGTAACTCAATATTCATTTGGAGAAGGTACTGATGATATAAAAGAAAAAGGAGTTAGATGGAATTTAAGTCTTTCTTCAAACTTTGATGTTGAGTCGGTTGAAAGTGTAGCGGCTAGTTTTGAGTACGAAATGTTTAGTAGATTTTTAAATTGCGATGTAAAGAAAATCTATCAAAATAGTTACGAAATTCCAAGTCCAATGATGGGAACTTACTTGTCTGGATTTAAGAAGATTTTGTCTGAATTTGAATTAGCTGATTGTAGAAACTTTACTTATAGTGGAAAGGAAGTACCTTTGGAATATGAGACTATAAAGCTTAATTCTCAAAAATCTAATGATTTCCTAGTTAATGGAACAAGTTTTTATAAAGTTGATGGGTATAATAAGGTTATAATGAAAATTCAACCAAGCATGTATAGTCTTCAAATTCAATTATTAAGTACAATTGAAGACAAAGATTGGAATAAGGAGTTATTAAATAAAGTTCATGAATGGACTAATAAAAATAATTTCTTAAGAGGAGAGATATTTGGATTAAGTGGTGATTTTCTTAAAAAAACAAGTGATGTGTTTGATGACTTGATATTGGATAGTGAAGTAATGGATAGTATCAAGAAATCTGTAAATCAATTAAATGCTAAGGGTGAGAATGCGTTGAGTAGAGGAATGATGTTTGTTGGAAAGCCTGGAACTGGAAAGACTAAAACTGGGAAAGTTTTAATGAATACTTTAAAAGATGCTACATTTATTTGGGTATCGAGTAGAGATTTTGACAAAATTGGTCCACTTACTGCTTTAAAAATGGCATTTAGTTTGGCTAGAAAATTGACACCAGCAATATTATTTATGGAAGACATAGATACATGGTTAAAATCTTATTCTATGGATTTATTGAAAACAGAGATGGATGGATTAAAAGGTAATGATGGAATGATAACAATTCTTACTTCTAATAATCCCGAAGAATTTCCTGATGCTTTGTTAGATAGACCTGGAAGATTTCATGATGTATTAGAATTCTCTTTACCAACTAGAGATATGCGGAAAGCTATGATTTCTAAATGGACTGAAGAAAAAATAGAGGATAGTTTAATGAAATCTATATTGGATAATACAAATGGATATTCAGGAGCTCATATTAAAGAGTTAGTTGATTTTGCTAAAATGGTTAAAGTGGATGATGGATTAGATACTGGAAAATCTTTATTAAAGAGTTTGAAAAAATTAAAAAGACAAAAAGAATTAATTGATCGAATCAAAAAAGACAAGGTAGAAAGTGATGCTAAGCACAAGGAGAAGTTAAACACTTGACCTTTTGTGATAATCTAATTAAAATAAAAAAATGATAGAGTATGCAAAAATAAAGTTTGAATTTCCTCTACAGTTATCAGAAAAGAAAGAAAAAGAAGGAAAGTTCATTTTTGAAGGATTTGCAGCTGCAAATGATTTTGATTTACAGAATGATATAATTTCAGATGAGGCATTAAGAAAATGTATAAGTGATTTTAAGAAAGAAGGAAAGTTTTGTATAAATCATACGGAGGAAACGATTGGCAAATTGATTGATTGCCATTTTAAAAAAGGTAAAATTTGGGTAAAAACCGAAGTAACAAAAAAATCAATAATAAAAAAAGTCAAATCAGGAGAACTGAATTGTTTGTCGATAAAAGGGCAGATATTAAAGGCAGAAAAGGTCGAACTACTTCCTGATTTGAGGATTATGTTAATTAAAGAATTGCACCTTATAGAGGTATCTTTGGTACCACAAGGTGCTAATCCAGAGGCCAAAGCTATTCGATGGTATGTTTCAAAAGCTATCAAAATGGCTGAAGCTGATAAAAACATGAAAAACAAAGAAATAAAAGAAATAGACTTAAGTGAGGGTGGAGAATCAGAGGAAACTACTGAAGAAGAAACCACTGAAGAGGCTACCGAAGAAGCTACTGAAGAAGAAACTCCTGTAGAAGAAGAAGCTCCTACAGAAGAAACTCCTGAAGAAACTTCTGAGGAAACCCCTGAAGAGGAAAAGAAAGAAGAAACAGAATTAACTGAGGAAAAAATTGTCTATAGTGTCATGAATTCTGGTGCTATTGATTTAGAAGACAAAAAAGAGTTTTCTGAATTTAAGAAAGAATTATTGAGAGTAGGAAAATGGCAACATAATGCAAGTAGGACAGGTGTATTAGATGTAACAAAGGAAATGTTAAAGACTATTGTCAAAAACTTTAAATCTAAAGTTATTGATAATGTTTTTGTTCCTCTAGGACATCCTACAACTGATGATCCTTCTAAAAATGTTGGTCAGGTAGCTGATTTGAAATTATCAAAGGATGGTGATAAATTAATGGCAACAATTGATGTTAAGGATGAAACTATTGCTGAAAAAATTAAGAAAGGACTTATTAAGGGAATTTCTGCCAGTTTTGCAGAAAATTACTTTAGAAAAGATACAAGTAAATCCGTTGGTCCAACTTTATTCCATGCAGCATTAGTAAATGAACCTTATATCAAGGGATTGGAAAGTTTTGTTCCTCTCTCAGATGATTTCAAGGACAGTATAGTAATTCCTATTATGAATATAGATGTACACTTAACGCTTAGTCAAATGGCAGAAAAAATACAAAAATTAGAAGAAAAAGTAAGTTTAAATGAAGATAATGAAACTTCAGAAGAAACTTCAGAAGAAGTAACTTCAGAAGAAACTCCAAAGGAGGAAACTCCAGAAAGAGAATCTACTGAAGAGACTCCTACAGAAGAAGAGACTTCAACAGAAGAAGATTCAAAGAAATCTGAGTCTCCAGAAGTCGGTAAAGAAACCGAGGATGGAGAGGAAGAAGAAACTGAGGAAGCTTCAACCGAAGAAACTGAAACTGAGGAAACTGAAACTGAGGAAGAAACTGAAGAGGCTAAAGCTAAAAAAGAGAGAGTTGAGTTAGCTGAAGCTGAGAAAATATTTGAAGAACTTTTGAAGCAAGGTCAAGTGACTCCTGCTGAAAAAGATCTTCTACTTCCACTTTTACAATCAGATACTCCTATCGAATTAGCTGATGGAAGAAAAGTAGATATCCGTAAAGCTTTGAAGAAGTATTTGGAATCTAGAAGTCCTATTTTCTCTTTAGAAGAGTTTGGAACCATTGAGGGTAATAAAAAGGATGAAGAAAAAATCCCTGAAGAAGTGAAAGAACAAATGGATAATATGGGATTTAGTGAAGATATCCAAAAAGATACCTACAAGGATTTCAAAAAAAATAAAGAAGGAAAAGGAAAAAAGGAAGAATCAACTCTATTTTAATTCATTAAAAATTGAATAAACCGAATAAAATCATATGGCCGTATTAACAACGGCTTATGAGGATAATCGTCAAGATGGAGATATAATCTACTATTCCATTCTAGCTGCTAGTACCGTTTACAAGGGAGCAATTGTTGTTACCCAAAACGCTAATGGTTGGTTAGTGCCTGCTACAGATTCTGCAGCAGTCAATATGGCAGGAATTGCCGTTGAAAACTCAGTTGCAGTCGCTGGAGAGAGTAATGGAGATAGAGGCGTAAGAGTATTTCTAAATGGTGTTTTTCAACTACCATGTACTGGTGCTTCCCAAGCTTGGGTTGGCAGACAAGTATATGCACTTGATGACAATACTGTTGCTCTTCGTCAATCTACAACCAATGGAATGTTAGTAGGTAATTGTGTTGGATATATTAGTGCAACCAAAGTCAAGGTAGCCGTTTGTTGTCCTTGTCAAATGGGATGGGTTGAAGAATCTTGGAGTTCTTCAAGTTCAAGTTCAAGCTCATTCAGTTCTAGTTCATCCAGCTCAAGTTCAAAAAGTTCATCTTCTAGTTCAGAAAGCTCATAATTATGTTAGTCAGAACAGATATACCTAATCTATTACTTGCGGGAATGAAAAAGGAGTTCATGAAACAGTTGAAGATGTACGAACCAGAATGGAAAAAAGTTGCTACTCAAATTAAATCAACTAAAGCTAATGAGACATATCCATGGCTCGGAGGTGTTCCTGATTTAAGAGAGTGGAAAGATGAAAGAATCACAGAAGGTTTAAATGAACTTGAATTCGCAATTAGGAATTACGACTGGGAAAGCACTATCGCAGTAGGTCGTAATGCACTTGATGATGAACAATATGGTCAAATTGGTATCAGAGTAAGAGATTTAGCTGATAAAGCAAGAAGGTTCTGGGGAAGATTAGTTTACACCCTTTTGGGTCAAGGTAATCTAACCACTGGAACTGGATTGTTTGCAGGAAAAGGTATTACAAGTTATGATGGTGTACCTTTCTTTTCAGCAGCTCATACTTCAGGTAGTTCAGGGATTCAATCCAATATTGCTACAGGAACAACTTTCAGTAGTGTAGCCATTCAGGCAGCTATGACAGCAATGCAGCAATTTGTGGATGACAAAGGTAATATTATGGATATCCGACCAAACTTGTTAGTAGTTCACCCTACTAATCAGTTCTTGGCTCGAGAAATTCTTAACAGTACCTATTTCCCAACTCAGATTGCAAATGCACAAAAGCTTGCTACAAATGTAATGCAAGGTGCACTTGATTTATATGTTACCCCTCACGTACCTACCAATTTTTGGTCTGTAATGGACACTTCGGGCATAGTTAAACCACTTATCTTGCAACTTAGGCAAGATATCAAATTCAGTACTCTCGCTGGTAATACTCAAGAAGACTTTATGAGAAAGAAAATCTTCTTCGGAGTAGACTGGCGTGGAAATGCAGGATTTGGAATGTGGCAATACGCTTATGCTGGTAGTAGCGATTACTAATCCTCAAAGTCAATAGATTAATTTAAGCATCCTTAAGTCTTCCATTGGTGGAGAAACTTTACTTGTGGAGTTTCAGCGAAACCAATGGGATGGAAAGGTTTTAAGGATACAAGATTGGTTGGAGGATTAGACCTTTCCAATGTCCCCCAACCATTAAAAGAGATTCCCAATATGAAGAAAAATATTTATTTTCAATATAATAAAGAATATTGGAAAACAATTTCAAAAGCTTATGAAAAAACAGCGAAAATACTTAATAAAGTTCGCTGGGATTTTGTTAAAGAAATAAAACCCAAAATTGCTTTAGATTATGGGGCTGGAGCAAGTTTTTTAACCAAATTTGCTCCCAAAGGAATAACAGTTGATTCTTTTGATTTGGGTAAATTTCCAATAAAATATACTGGAATTAGGCATGATTTTTATGATCTGGTTTTTTTCTGTGATGTTTTGGAACATTTTCCAGATTTTCGGGTATTAAATAAATTATTTAAAAAGACTAATTATGTTTATGTTTCACTTCCAATTCTTCCTGAAGGGAAAAAGTTAATGGGATGGAAGCATTTTAAATTTGACACTGGTGAGCATTTACATTTTTTTACAAAAAGAAGTTTAGATTTATTTTTTGAGACAAGAGGATTTAAACTTATCAAATCAGGCTATCCAGAGGTTGAGTGTGGGGTAAGAAAGGATATTTATAGTGCTTTATATAGAAAGGAAAAAGTTGTGTTTGTAAATGGTGTTTTTGATTTGATTCATGTTGGACATATTTATTTATTCGAAAAAGCCAAAAAACTTGGTGATATATTGATAGTGGGCTTGAATTCAGATAGATCAGCTACTAAAATAAAAAGAGAGCCCATTAATAATCAAGAAAAGAGAAAGAAATTACTTGAATCTATAAAATATATTGATAAGGTTGAAATTTTTGACGAACTTAATCCTTTGCGTTTAATGAAAAAGGTAAAACCAGATATAGTGATAAAAGGTAGTGATTATACTAGAAAGACAGTAATAGGTCATGAGTTTGTAGAAAGTTATGGTGGGCAAATAGTGATTATTCCGACACTGGAACATCATTCGACCACTAGATTAATTCAAGAGATTAAAGGTCGTTCTTTTGATAAAAATTTACCAAAAATAAAAGGAGGTTATATATCATGAAAAAAGTTGCAATAGTTGGAGATAGTTTTTTAGATAAGTATTGTCTTGGAGAAGTAGAAAGAATTTCTCCAGAAGCCCCAGTACCAATTCTTGATGTAGGAGCAACTGAAACTCGTCCAGGTGGTGCTTTAAATGTTGCTAAAAATTTATTTGGTTTAGAAATTGAGCCAGTTGTATTTACTATAGTAGATGAAAATTATATAAAGGAGCTTAACTTTCCTGTTGTTTCTCCAAAGAATTGTGTATCATTAGTAAAAACTAGATTTGCTGCTTTGAGGCAACAACTTTTAAGGGTGGATGAACCAAAAGTTTATCGAGAAGAAGATTTGGCTAATATGGAGTATCCATCATTTTCAGAATTTGATATTATTGCTTTTATAGATTATAATAAGGGAATTATCAAAGGTGGAAAAGCAACGATTGTTGATACTAAAAAGAAAGATTTATCAGTCTTTGAGGGAACTCAGATTTTAAAGATTAACAAAAAAGAGTATGAAGAAGCTGAAAATAAGAATTTTCCTCAAGCTTTTATTACTCAAAGTGGAAAAGGAATTAATTATTATAAAGATGGAGAATTTAAAATGAATGTTCCTGCTATCACAAAAGAAGTTATTGATGTATCTGGTGCAGGAGATACAGTAATAGCAGTTCTTATATATTGTTTAGCGATTGGCTTGACAAATACACAAAAAATGATGGAGCTTGCTAATAAAGCTGCTGGAATTGTTATTTCTCGTTTTGGAACTTCTGCTATTACTTTAAGAGAATTAAATCAATGATTAAAGAAGTTGAAAAAGTTTGGGGTAAGGAAAAGTGGATATGGAATGAAGATTATTGTGGAAAGAAACTTATTCTCAATAGGGGATATCGCTGTAGTCTTCATTGTCATAAAAAGAAAGATGAAGTTTTTTATCTCATTAGAGGAAAGATATTAATGGAAGTTGATGATAAGAAATGGATAATGAAGCCAGAAGATTCAGTCCACATTCAACCAAATACTTGGCATCGTTTTACTGGTTTGACGAATGCTCAAATTATCGAATTTTCTTCTCATCATGATGAAAAAGATTCTTACAGGAAGTATATGTCAGGTAAGGCACACTTGTTTCAAGCTTATGACTATGATGGTGTCATTAAGGCTGGAATACGACCTCAGAAAGGTGCACCTGTGATTACAAGTAGAACTATTGATGAGATAGAAAAAGTTGATGAAGAAACTAGAAAAAATCATCCAGTTTATTTCAATCCGATTAGTTTGAACGAAAAAACAATTGAACGAGAAATTGAGTGGAAATCTCAAATGATTAATAGGCTAGGAATCGAAGAATATTTTGAAGATAGTCCAAAAGTAATTGTTGCTTTAGAAAAACTTTGTCCAAATTGTCATATAATAAAAGTATGAAATATTTAATTACAGGAGGTCAGGGCTTTATTGGCTCTAATCTTCTTGAAACATTATTAAAGAATAGAGAAGAAAATATTGAATTATTTAATTCAGATGTTTCTCTTGGATTTATTCCAAGAGAGAAACCTGATATGATTTATCATTTAGCAGCAAATACTAGTACAACATATCCTGATGATATGGAAATGTATAGGAATAATATTATGGGGTTTTTGAATGTTTTAAGATATGCTTTTGATAACAAAATAAGATTAATTTATGCATCAAGTGCTAGTGTTTATGGAAATGGAAAAGGATCTTTAAATGCTTATAGTGAATCTAAGAGAATGATTGACGAAATGGCAAAAAGATATTTTGACAAAATGGAAATTGTTGGATTGAGACCATTTAATTGTTATGGTCAACAAGAAAAACCAAAAGGAAAAGATGCTAGTGTAATTACTCAGTGGAAAGAACAAATTTCAAAAGGTGAGAGACCTGTTATTTTTAAAGGTGATTATAAAAGGGACTTTATTTATGTCAAAGATATCATTAAGGGTTTTAGGATGGCAGAAAAAATGAAAAGTGGAATTTATGATTTGGGAACTGGGGTAGCAACAGATTTCAGAGATATACTGAAAATTGTTATTCAAACATTAGAAGTCATGGTTGAACCCAGGTTCATTGAAAATCCTTATATAGATAAGTATCAAACTTTTACTAGGGCAAATCTTAATTGGGGATTCAAGCCAGATTATATGGTCGAATCTGGCATAAGAGATTATTTTGAAAATTATGAATAGAAGATTTGAAGTTCAATCAAAAACTAAAGAAGATTTATATTATATAGTTCAGGAGACAAGAAATAAATTAGAGTGCAATTGTCCAGCAGGATTGAGAGAAATAAATTGTAACCATAAAGATATAATTAGGAAATTTTTAAATCGTCAACATCAGTCGTTAGAAAATTTAGAAAGAATAAAAGAAATTACCAATGGATTATAAACTAAGAATTTTTTGTGTAGCAGGAATAAGGCCTGACATTATAAAAATTGCTTCTTTCGTGAAAGAGGCGAAAAAGCATCATCAAATAAAAACGATGTTAGTTAATACAGGTCAGCATTATGATTATGAGATGTCTAAAGTTTTTTTTCGAGAGTTGAACATTCCTAAACCCAATTATGATTTAAAAGTTGGTAGTGGTTCACATGCTTTCCAAACAGCAGAAATAATGAAAAGATTGGAGCCAGTTCTTTTAAAAGGAAAACCGAATTTTGTTGTTGTAGTAGGTGATTCTAATACAACTTTAGCTGGAGCTTTAGTTGCTGCTAAATTACATATTCCTGTGGTTCATATTGAGGCAGGATTGAGGAGTTTTGATACATCGATGCCCGAAGAGATAAATAGACGACTTACCGATCATATCTCTGATTTATTGTTTGTTACTGAGCCGAGTGGGGTCAAAAATCTTTTAGAAGAAGGAATTTCAAAAGAAAAAATTCATTTAGTAGGCAATACAGCAATTGATTCTTTGAAAAGTTTGAAACTTGGAATTCGAAAATCAAGGATTCTTAAAAAATTAGATTTAAGAAAAAAGAATTATGCTGTTTTGACTTTGCATCGTCCTGTGAATGTTGATAATTTAAAGAATTTGGGATATTTTTTGAATCTTTTTACAGAAATCGAAAGTAAAATAAAGATAATTTTTCCAATTCATCCTCGGACTCAAAAAATTCTTGAATTAGAAGATTGTGGAATCAAAGATTTGGGAATTATTAAGCCTCTTGGTTATTTTGATTTTTTAGCTTTAATTTCTCAAGCTAAGATTGTTTTGACAGATAGTGGAGGTATTCAAGAAGAAACTACATTTTTGGGGATTCCATGTTTAACATTACGGAAAAATACTGAACGACCAATTACTATTACTCAGGGAACGAATGTTCTTTGTGATAATAAGGAAAAAACATTAAAGGAGATCAATAAAATTTTAAAGGGAAAATATAAGAAGGGTCGAGTTCCTGAGTTATGGGATGGCAAGACTGCCAAAAGAATTGTGAAAATTTTAAGAAAAAAACAATGAGTCCTGTTAATTATATAGATTACAAAACTTCTTGGGATGATTGGGCTAAAGCCCATCCTGAGATTATAAATAGGAAGAGAAAATTGATTTTAAGAAATGGTCAATCGCCTGGAGATTTAGTTGTTTGGACAAGAGCAGTTGGTGATTTGGCTATGAGTTATCCGAATTATGAGATAGCAATAGAATGTCCAGCGATGGAAGTTTTTGAAAATTCTCCCCATATAACTCAGTTGGATAAAAATGATCCAGAGGTAGAAGTTTTTAATATTGATTACCCAGAAATCCATGTTTCTGGTTGGAATGGATTGCATTTTTCTGATGCTTGGAGACATGATATGGAAAAGAAGCTTGGAGTACCTATTAAGAAAACAGGGATAAGGCCTGAATTGTGGATTTCGGATGAAGAAAAGGGATGGTGGAATCAGGTTCATTGCGAATTTAATGATGATTGCCAATTTTGGGTTTTGAATGCTGGTCGCAAGCAAGATAATGCACTTAAACAATATCATAGATGGCAAGAAGTAGTTGATTTGTTTAATGAGCGATTTAAGGGAAAAGTGAAAATAGTTCAAATTGGTCACAAGGACCATATTCATCCTCAATTAAAAGGAGTTCTAAATTTAATTGGTAAAACTGATTTACGTCAGTTGATTAGATTAATTTACCATGCAGATGGGACAGTTGGACCTATATCACTACAGTTTGTAGCATCAGCAGCATTTGGACAACCTGCGGTTTGTGTTGCTGGAGGCAAAGAAGGTCCAAGGTGGCAGTCGTATAATTGGATTCGTTTTTTGACAAATGTTGGAAGTTGTCCCCATGCGGAATTTGACGGATGTTGGTTGGGTGGTGAAAAGGGTAAATGTCCTAATCTTGTTGAAATAAATGGCGAAGAAGTCCCACGATGTTTTGAGACAATTAAGCCTTCTCATATTGCAGATGCAATGATTTCTTATTATGATGGTGGGAAAATTAAATTACTTACTGATAAAAAACATGAAGAATCTAAATAAAATAAAAAAAATAGGAGTTATAGGTTCAGAGGGTTATGTTGGCAAAGCTCAAGTTCTTTTTTGGAGTTCTAATGATCTTTATTCAGTCTTTCGCTATGATATCTCTTTTGATTCCAATTCTAAAGAAGAAATTAATCGTTGCGATCTTGCAGTTGTTTGTGTACCTACACTTTCAAAAGAAGATGGTTCTTGTGATATTTCAATAGTAGAAGAGGTTATTTCTTGGTTAGATGTTCCAGTAATTATAATTAAATCTACAGTCCCTCCTGGAACTATAGATATGTTAATTAAAAAATATCATAAAAGAATAGTATTTAGTCCAGAGTTTATAGGTGAAAATAAATATTGGAGTCCTTATGAGTTCCATAGAGATGCTCTGAAAACTCCGTTTATAATTCTAGGAGGTGCTTCTAAAGATAGAAATTATGTTTATGATTTACTTCTTCCTATTTTTGGACCATTTAAAACTTATAAATTTATGGATGCCAAAAGTAGTGAAATGGTAAAATATGTTAGCAATTGTTGGGGATCAATGAAAGTTGCTTGGGCAAATGAAATGAAAAATATTTGTGATGCTTTAGAAATTGATTATGGAGAGGTAAGGGAGGCTTGGGCATTAGATCCAAAGGTAGAAAAATCTCATACTCTTGTTTTCAAAAATAATCCTGGGTTTGGTGGAAAATGTCTTCCAAAAGACACCAAGGCTTTAGTTAAATTTGCCGAAATAGCTGGTTATGATGCCGAATTAATTAAAGAAGTATTAAGTTCTAATGCGAGATTCAAAAGATTATGAAATCTGAAAAAATTAAAAAGAAGAGTTATCTTAGGATCCTAGAAGCCCATTCAGGATTATCAGCAAAATTGGTAGAGAATAGTGATTATGATGGTATCTGGGTATCGTCTTTATGTCATTCAGCTTTAAAGGGATTACCAGACACAGAGTTAATATCTTTAAGTGAAAGAGTAGATTTAGTCAGGGAAATTCGCAGGGTTTCTGATAAACTGATATTTGTTGATTGTGATACTGGTGGAGGACATATCGGATATCACGCTAAATGGTTTGCTGATGCTGGTGCTGATGCTTTAATCATAGAAGACAAAGCGTTCCCAAAACAAAACAGCTTATTAAAAAACGGCAAACATAATTTAGAAGATGTAGATAAATTCTGTGAAAAGATTAAGGAGGCAAGTAAATCAGGAATAATGATTATAGCTAGGGTAGAGTCTTTAATAGCTAAACATTCAATATATGAAGCATTGATAAGAGCTGATGCTTATGTAAAAGCTGGAGCTGATGGAATAATGATACATTCCAAACAACAAGTAGATTGCTCAGAAGTTATGGAGTTTGCCAAGGAATTTAGAAAGAAATATAAAGATATTCCATTAGTAGCGATACCAAGTACTTATCGATTACCAAAAAAACATCCCTTTGAGTATGTAATTTATGCTAATCATTTAATGAGAGCTTCTATAAAGGGAATGCAGGATTATTTAGCAGGAAAGGGAGAAATAATTTCAATAGAAGATATTTTCAAACTAATATGATAGCAGGTGTACCTACAACAAAATTAATTGATTGGTTAAGTGGCAAAGAATATATTGTAGTCACTGATGAGGGTTCTGCCATTGGAATGGTAGTAGGGTACTATTTAGCTACAGGAGAAACTGGAACAGTGTTTATGGGAGCTGATGGATTTATGAATGCCTTGAATGCTTTAACAAGTTTAGTAATCCCTTATGGAATACCAGTAAATTGGGTAATATCGGTCGGCAGAGAAGAAGAATGGCACATAGAAGCAAGTAATTTTGTTCAAGAATATGTTAAGGGAAAAAGCAATTTCAGATTTATTAAATAAGCATAAAGATGCCTATATTATTTCTGACCTTGGTAGAATAGGAAGGGAAGTATTTAAACAACGACAGAAAGGAGTATTTATATTACAGGGCTCTATGGGGCATTCGTTATCTATATCGCTTGGACTAGCTCTTAATACTAAGAAGAAAGTTTTATGTTTAATAGGTGATGGTGCTTTATTGATGAAATTGGGTAGTATAGCAACAATATTTGACAAAAAACCAAAAAACTTGGACATTGTAGTTTTGAATAATAAATGCCTAGAAAGTACAGGTAAGCAACCAACTAGTTTTGAAGCCATAAAATATTGGTTGCCAATGAAAGTAATAGATATAAAACTAGGAGGAAATGTAGCCCCAAGACCAGATAAAACTTGTAAACAAATAACAGATGATTTTAGAAAAAATATAGAAACTAAAAAGCCCTAAAAATTAGAGCTTTTTAGAAAAATGTGATATAATATAAATAAATTTAGTTCTATTATAAATCAAAAATTATGCCAAGTAAAATTTTCTATATAAATTATAAGGAAGTTCTCTCAAATCCAACGATTAAATTCGCCGAAAGAATGTTAAAAAAAGCCAAGGGGGCAACCAAAGTGGTTTCAGTTGGTGGTGGGTCGTCAATTGATACAGCAAAGTATATTTCTTTTTATTTAAAAATACCCCACAAGGCTATCCCTACTACAGCTGGAACAGGATCTGAAGCCACCAAATTCGCAGTTTTTATAAAAGATGGTAAGAAAATTAGCTTAGAAGATGAAAAGCTAATACCAGAGGAATATGAATTGAATCCAAAATTAGTTGTTTCCTGTCCATCTGAAGTCACTGCCTCGAGTGGTTTAGATGCACTGTCACAGGCAATCGAATCTTATTGGTCTCCAAATGCTACAAAAGAAAGTAAGGAATTTTCAAGAATATCATTTGAATTAACAATGGAATATTTATTGCTTTCTTACAAAAATCCCAAAAATGAAACTTTCCGAATGAAAATGTTAGAAGCGGCTCATTTTTCTGGCAAGGCAATTAATATAACAAGAACTTCCATTTGTCATGCAATTTCTTATTATTTAACAATTAATTATGGGGTTCCACATGGAATTGCTTGCGTGTCAACCTTGCCTATTTTTATGAAACTCTTTAATTTTAAACAGATTCCTTATAAAGAAGTTGAGAATCTAATTAAGAATTTGAATGTGGATATAGTTCCAATTCTTAAAAGGATTGATAAAGATGTGGTGGAAGAAGCATTTGAGAGTTCCAGGGCAAGCAATATTCCATTAAAATTAACAGAAAAAGATATTTGTAAATTATTATGTCAGTAGTATATTTACCATTTACAGGAGATTTATTTCACATCGGTCACTTAAGAGCAATAAGGCAATGTGCTGAAGTTGGCGAAGTGATAATTGGTTTATTGGATGTTCCTACTTATAAAAAAACAGTAATTCCATATGAACAACGAAAGGAAATGTTGGAGGCTATACCAGAAGTCAAAATGGTAGTCAAACAAAATGGTGTAGATTGTTTTGAAAATCTTGAAAAATTTAAACCTGATTTTGTGGCTTCTGGTGATGGTTTTGAACCAAGAGAACTTGATGCAATTAAAAGGGCTAATTGCAAAAAATTAGATATTATTTATTGCGAGGAACAAAGTAGTACAAAAATTAAAGAAATAGCTTTTAAACATATGACTGAACAAAGTGTTAAAATGAATTTTAGGGAAAAAGCAAAATTAGATTTGCTTGAAATAAAAGAAGTTTTTGATAAATTAGGAATCAAGTTTTTTCTAATGTGTGGAACATTGTTAGGTGGCATTAGAGAGAAAAATATTATATTGACCGATCATGATATTGATCTTGGATTGTATGGAGAAGATATCCATAGAAGTATTGAAATATATGATGCTTTTAAAAAGGCTGGGTTCTTAGTTGGTAGTGGTGAATCTTTTCAATTTCCCTGTGAAACCATAAGAAGACCAATTTGGTTTTTACTACATAGAAATGTGAAGACTGAACTTATTTTTCTTTTCAAAATAAAAGATAAGCGAACTATGTGGTATACGACTAGAAAAGTTGAAGGATCTAGCATAAGAGAATATTGTATCTGGGAAAACGATGCAAAGTTTTTTGAACCTTTGCAAGAAATTGAACTTTGGGGAAAGAAATTTTCAATTCCAAATCATTACAAGGAATTGCTAGATTTGTGGTATCATAATTGGGGGATTCCATCTGGTGCACAGGTCTGGGGATATAAACGTCCAAGACTTTGGACTAAGGACTTTGATCCTCTTAGAGAAATTTGTAGTCGATGTTTAGATTCTAAATCTTCAAGTTCGAATTCAAATTCTAGTAGTTCTAGTTCTTCATTTAGTCTATCAAGTTCTAGTTCAAAAAATAAATAATTAATTAAGTAAATTTTAAAATTATGATTGAAGCATGGAAAAAAGACAAACTATTATCGGGTTTTAGTAATCATTTTATGGATGAAGCTAACTCAACTTTACCATATTATCCTCCTCTAATGTATACTTTTGTAAGAGCACATGATTTCAAGAATATTTTAGAGGTGGGAATCGAAAGAGGTTATTCAACTTATTATTTTGCCTATGCTGCTAAGATGAGTGGAGGAATGTATTATGGAGTTGACAATGATCCTAATTCTTGTAAAAAAGCAGATGAGGAATTAACTAAAGCAAATCTCCCCCATAAGATTATTTGTGCTGATACAAAGAAAATTAAAAAGATTGATTTTATGGATAGGATTGATTTTGCTTTTTTAGATGGCGAGCATACAACAGAAGCAGTTTTACATGAAATTGAATTAATTTATCCAAAATTAAATGGTTGTGGTTGGGGTTATGTATTTATTCATGATATTGTTGATATGGGGAATGCTGGTGCTTGGTTGAAATTAAAGAGTGATAAAAGATTTGAAACTCTTGGCACACATCCAAATTATGGTTTGGGTATAGCTAGAAAAATAGAAGATCTTGATTACGAGGATGTTGCTAGAAAATTTGAAGTTAAAACGAGATGTGCATCAAGGTGGGAAACTTTAAAAACCTTGATTACTAGAAATAAGTTTAAGACTATAGCAGAAATAGGAATTGATAATGGTAAAACTACAAAATATTTACTTGAACATTGTAATTTGGATAAATATGTTTTTGTCGATATTTCTACTAGCAAACAACCAAAAGAGAAAAAATTAGAGGGAAAACTTGAGAAAGTTAAAGGAATGACTTCAGTTGAAGCATCTACAATGTATGAAGATAAAAGTTTAGATCTTGTCTTTATAGATGGAAATCATCAATTTGATGC